GGTTATGCAACTCCTACGCTCTTGGGCGAGGCTGCACCTACCAATGCTACCGGCTCTTCCGTTGATAATTTCGATCCGGTTCTCATTTCACTGGTTAGACGCTCTATGCCTAACCTTATCGCATACGACGTAGCTGGCGTACAGCCGATGACTGGTCCTACTGGACTAATCTTCGCAATGCGTCCTCGTTACACTAATCAGAGTGGTGACGAAGCACTGTATAACGAAGCTGATACGGACTTCTCCGCGTCTGCTGCTGCTAACACCGCTTCTACGCAGGCAATTGATGCCGGCACAGGCACCGGTCAGGCTGGTTCCGATCCTACGGATCGTGCTTCCGGTTCTGGTTATTCTGTTTCGACTGGTCAAACGACCGCAGAAATGGAAGCTCTGGGAGACGATTCGCAGAATGCTTTCCAAGAGATGGCATTCAGCATCGAGAAAGTATCCGTCACTGCAGTTTCAAGAGCACTCAAAGCTGAGTACACAATGGAACTTGCTCAGGACCTTAAAGCAATTCATGGTCTTGACGCTGAAACGGAACTTGCTAATATCCTTTCTGCTGAAATTCTTGCAGAAATCAACCGTGAGGTTGTTCGTACCATTAACTACACCGCTACGGCTGGAGCACAGGATAACGTTGCTTCTGCTGGTACCTTCAATATGGACGTTGATTCCAACGGCCGCTGGATGGTAGAGCGTTTCAAAGGCTTGATCTTCCAGATTGAAAGAGAAGCTAATGAGATTGCTAAAGCAACTCGTAGAGGTAAGGGTAACGTAATGATCTGCGGTTCTGATGTAGCTTCCGCTCTTCAGATGGCAGGCGTTCTCGATTATACTCCGGCTCTATCCAACAACCTTCAGGTTGACGATACAGGTAATACCTTTGCTGGTGTCCTGAATGGTCGCATTAAGGTCTATGTTGATCCGTACTTCTCCAGCTCGGCTGGTAAGCAGTACTTTACGCTTGGCTACAAAGGCGCTTCCGCTTTTGATGCAGGCCTCTTCTATTGCCCATACGTTCCGTTGCAAATGGTTCGTGCAATTGGGGAGAACACCTTCCAGCCTAAGATTGGCTTCAAGACCAGATATGGTATTGTTGCTAATCCGTTCGCTACTACGAACGCTGATGGTGCTATCGCCTTCGCCAAGAAGAACATCTACTATCGTCTGGTAGGCGTTTCAAACCTTATGTAATAAATAGGGTATTCTTAACTAAAAGGGTCTCCTTCCGGAGACCCTTTTTTTTGCTTCAATAAGAAAACACTTCGGGCGGTTTACAAGTCCTTATAAATAGTATATAATGGTAGTAATATTAGAAAAAAAGGTTATTGCCAGTGTTAACGTATTGTACTATATGCCAGATTTCGCAGATATAGTACAAGAGTTTATTTGGCAGACCAAAGATGTTAAGCCAAATTATCCAAGGGTTCATAAATTCTTGAACTATTGGCATGCAGAAATAGATGCGGTAATTGCAGAAGTTAGTATTACAAGTACTCCATTACATAAGCATCAGTATCGAAAGGTTGATAAGGAATGGCTGTTACCACAAATCTGAATCTTGGTGGAGCCTTAAACGAAACTGAGAATAAGAATTATCTATCTGAAGTTGGCTTTAGGTTTTTGATTCAAAAACTACCAAGAACGGAATATTTTGTACAAGCTACAAGTATCCCTGCGATTACGCATAATCCGGTTATTCATCCAAATCCCTTAACCAATACTATGCGCCTTCCAGGCGAAAGACTTGAGTATGATACACTTCAACTTATCTTCAGAATTGATGAAGATATGAGTAATTATATTGAAATTAATGATTGGCTAACAACCATTACAAGTGTAGATGACCAAACTAAATTTGCTGCAGCTACCGATCGTGGTGTTGTTCGTAGCATGAATTCTGATATTTATTCAGATGCAACTCTTATAATTTTGAATAGTAATCAAAATCCTTTAGTTAGAATTAACTTCCAAGATGTTATGCCATTATCTTTGAGTACTGTTGAATTTGATGTAACTCAAACTGATATTACATATATACAAGGGACAGCTGAATTCGCTTATAGGCGATACACAATAGAAAACATATAGAATGAAAATTGATGAAATTATTGAGTCTTGGAAACAAGACAGCGTCATAGATGATGTTGACCTCGATCGTGAGGCTCTTAAAATCCCTAATCTCCATGCAAAATATCTACGACTCTTGTTTGAACAAAGAGTAAAGCTTCGTTCACTTCAAGGAAAACGTAAAGAACTTAAAAGAGTTCTTGGTGAATATTATCGTGGAGACCTAAATAATCCAGAAGATCTCACGGAAATTAATAGAGAACCGTGGGGCAAAACTGTGCTTAAAAATGAATTAAATGATTATGTTGATGGTGACCGTGAAATGGTAGACCTTAACACCAAAATTGGATATTATGAAGAAGTTGTGAGCGTGTTAGAGGAAATCCTAAAAGCACTTAATAATAGGAATTTCCAGATTAAAAATGCTATTGATTGGAGAAGGCTCACAAACTTCGGTACCGGATAATCAATTGATAATTTCTAGACATAATGATGTGCATGTGAGAGTTGATGCACAACCGGCGATTAAGAAAGAACTTTCTGATTTCTTTACCTTTACGGTACCCGGCTATCAGTTTACCCCTGCTTTTAGAAATAAATGGTGGGACGGTAAAATACGACTCTTTGATATGAGAGGTGGTAAACTGTATGCTGGTTTAGTTCCATATTTACAAAATTTTTGTAATGAAAGAGATTATGACTTTAAGATAACTGATGATAGTTTTCTTAAAGACAAAGTATCAGATCAATATCTATGGCAGTTTATTGAAAGTCTAAATATACCACTTACACCAAGAGATTATCAAATTAATTCGTTTGCTCATTGTGTAAGAGAAAAAAGAGCACTTATATTATCACCTACAGCATCTGGTAAATCTCTTATCATATATTTGCTTGCACAATGGTTCGGCCTTAAGACTTTAATTATTGTACCTACTACTTCATTAGTGTTACAAATGACTTCAGACTTTGTTGAATACGGAGCTGATCCAAAAAGTATTCATAATATTAAAGCCGGTGCAGATAAAAATACTGATTGTCCTATTGTAGTATCTACTTGGCAATCATTACATAAAATGCCTAAAAAATATTTTGATCAATTTGGAGTTGTAATTGGAGATGAATGCCATCTGTTTAAGGCAAAATCCCTTACAACTATTATGGAAAAACTTACTCAATGTCATTATAGGTTTGGTTTTACCGGTACACTTGATGGAACAGATTGCCACAAATTAGTATTAGAAGGATTATTTGGAGCTGTAAAACAATTTGTGACAACTAAAAAATTGATGGATGAAGGTCAATTAGCCGAACTTAACATTAAAGCTTTAGTACTTAAATATTCTAAAGAAGATTGTAAACTAGTTCGAGCAATGAAATACCAAGATGAGGTTGATTGGATAGTAAGAAATCCAAAACGAAATGAATTTATTAAGAATCTTGCTATTTCCCAAGAAGGAAACACTCTAGTATTATTTCAATTCGTAGAAAAACATGGGAAGGTGTTATATGATCTCATTCATAAAGCGGTGGAGTCGCGTAAAGTATTTTTCGTTGCAGGGAGTACCAGTGCCGAGGACCGCGAGAAGGTCCGGGCTATTACCGAGAAAGAAAGAGACGCGATTATCATCGCTAGCCTTGGGACTTTCAGCACTGGGATTAATATCCGTAATTTGCATAATGTCGTCTTTACTTCTCCTAGTAAGTCTCGTATTCGTAATTTGCAGTCCATTGGTCGTGGCTTACGAAAGACTAATACCAAGAAAAGTGCGCAACTGATTGACATTTCGGACGATTTAAGATATAATAAATATATAAATTACGCATTGAAGCATTTTCAAGAACGCGTGAAAATGTATAATTCCGAATCATTTAACTATAAACTATATAATATAAAGCTATAGGATATGATGGAACGTCTTTGCTACATTAAACTCATTAATGGAGAAGATATAGTAGGAACGGTAGAAGATATTACTACTGATTCTCACGAAGTAATGATCTTCCAGCCTCTTAGAGTGCATTTTGTCCGCGTGCCTGGACACACGGGTATTCAACTAGGTCAATGGATTCCATTTGCTGAAGATGATGTCTTCCCAATTAAAAAACGGCATATTCTTTGGATTGAAGAATGCAAAGAAGATTTCATAGCTCATTATAATGAAGCTATTGATTTTTATAACAATGATGACGACGACATGTCTCTTATGGACCGGATTGAAGCTGCACGCTCTGAATCTGAAGAGAGACTAAAAGAAAAAGTAATGGAACATTTGCAACTTACTGCAAATAACCACACAATACATTAGGAATACAATATGGCTAAGGATGCTAAAAAGAAACCGCATTATGTGAATAATAAAGAATTCTATGAGAGAATGATTGAGTATCAAGCAGCAGTAAAAAAGGCTGCAGATTCAAATAAAGAACGACCTCCAGTAACTCCATATATTGGTAGTTGTATTATGAAAATCGCTGTAAGATTAAGTCATAAACCAAACTTTATTAACTACACATTTCGTGAAGAGATGATTGGCGATGGTGTAGAAAACTGTCTACAATATATTGATAATTTCAATCCTGAAAAATCTAAAAATCCATTTGCATATTTCACTCAAATTATTTACTATGCTTTTCTTAGAAGAATTCAAAAAGAGAAAAAGCATTTATATACCAAATACAAAATGACTGAACGAGCAAATATTTTCGAAATGACATCGGATAAACAAGATCATGATAAGTTCAGTGTCTACAATGATGA